TGCGTAAAGGTCATTTAAAAATTGATTAGTCTGCAAGTAAGAATATTAATAAACAAAATAAAACAACGATCAACCCACCTAAAACACGAACTATGCTTTTACCCATTTCCACCTCATTAAACAACCACTTTTTAATCGTAATACTTGGAACGCTCCAAATAAAAAGCAAAACAGCCCTATCCAAAAAGAATAAGGCTATAATGAAAGGAAATAAAAGTATCGTTAAGTATTTCACCCGACTAAGTTATGCAATTTTCTTTTATAGTTCAACAAACGACCTAAACCACGTGAACAAAGTTCTAACCTATCCGTGTATTTCTGCGCTAAATTAGGTAAGTAACCCTTGTTTGCTGTTTTAATAAAGTCGCTTAACATTCTCATTCGTGTTTGCATTCCTTGAATCATATCGTCAACTATTCCGATACGTTCTTCAATTAAATCAGAGTCTAATTGCTCGCCAGTTCCTGAACATGACATACATTCATAATCAACTATATCCTGTAAATAGGGAATTTCTGTCCCGTTGTGTTCGATTGTTATAGTTCCCCAACCATCACATTCTTGGCAATGTTTTGTTAAATCTTTCATAATTCGTGTTTTTAATTGTTAATTGTTGAACAAATATAATTACATTTTTTAATATAACAACAAAAAAAATAAAAAAAAGCGGAATTTTTTACGTTCCGCCTTTCTGTTGGTTTACCAGAGCCAAATTATTTACTAAAAAACTCTCCCAGCTTTTCAATTGATTTACTGGATAAACAACTTCCGCTCATGAATTTATGTAAGTTAGGTTGTCTTATCTCTACTAACTTAGAAAAAGCGTTAAGGCTTAATTCGTGTTTTTGTAGGTAGTGTTTAACCATTGCCCTCGTTACTTCATTCGCTTCGCTTAAAACTTGTGCTGCGTAATTCATATACCATTTAAAAAGTCATCGAATTCTTTTCCATAGTTGGGTCTGCCATTTGGTTTTCCAGCTGTTGGCTTAGCTTGTTCCTGAACTTGTTTAAAACTTAGACTTTGAAATTTACCTTTTTGTCCGTCTTTTACCCAACTGCTAACATAATAATCCACGCCACCGATAGTTGCCTTACCCTGATAGTGTGGGTGCGTTTCTTTTTCTCTTTTGTCGTTAGTGAATAACGCTCCTGAATTGTCTCTCTTTTCCATTTTTACTTTGTTTTAATATATAACCTTTTAAATCTTTCAACCGAACAACAAAACTCCGTTATAGGGTTTATTTCGTGTTGTCTTATTGTTTCGTACCACAGTTTGTCTTTTTTTAAATCTTTGATTTGTACTATTTGGTCTCGGGTCGTGTTTTTGTAGTAACCCATTACTTTTAAATCTTCCATTACCATAACCATTTTAAAAATGTCCATATCAATTTCAAGAATTTACGAATTAACCCATACTCATTTTGTTGAGTAGGAATGTTTATTGGCTGTTGAACTTTTACTTTTGTTGTTCGTGTTTTTGATTCAGCCCTTGCCTTAGCTTTTATTTCTGCTGGTATTTCTATATAATTCATATCAAATTGTAATTCAGGTTGTGTTTCTAATTTTTTATTTATTGTTTTTTGTCTATAATTTCTAATATGCTGTTCTTTTCTGTACGCTTCAATTATTTTAAATGTAATCGGAATTTTATCATTCCATACATAACGACCTGTGTGTCTTTTATGTATAATATTATTTTTAACTAAAAATGCCTGCCAAGTTTTCCAATTAGGCAAAGAACTTTTTAAATCCATAAGTTTATAATATTCCGTGTTATCTAATTCATTTTTAATGAAAAAAAGATTTTTCAACCATTTTTCAGTTGTTTCTTTATTTTCCCATGTTCTTCTTTTTGTATGTGTTTCAACATTCATGTCTTTTATTTTTAATTGTTGTTTATATTTAATATTTTTTTCTTTTCTATATTTTCTGAATTCTTCAACTAATTTTTCTGAAACAGGTATTTCTTTATTCCACTTACAACAATCATTTTCATCTCTATATACAACATTGTTTTGAACTAAAAATCCTAACCACCTCGTAGATACACCGTACTTAACCATTAAATAATGAGGCTCTTTAATTGAATTATTTGTTAATTCATCTCTTAATTGTACTAAAAACTGGAGATACTTCCAAGTGGTTTGTTCTTTATTTAATTTTCTTTTCATAATTCTTGAATTAAATTGTTATAATATTCACGTGCTAACTCTATTCGTTCTTTAATTTGTTCTATTACTCTTTCGTCTTTTGCTATTTTAAAGACTTTTACGCGCTTTTCTTTTGGTATGTGGTCAAAGTTATGTTTCTTTTGCACAAAGTCCCTTAAATCCAAACTTTCATCTATTAACCCTTGCTTCCAATGTTCACGCCTTACCTCGTCCTCAACTATTTGAAAAGGTGTGTTGACTAAACAATAACAAAGTAACGCTTCGTCTTTTCCTGTTAACCACATATAACCTTGAAGCTGGTAGTAATAATCTTTGTTCGGACATTCGGTTTCAAAAAATGGGAACGTAGTAGCATCCCAAGAACATTTTACATCCAAAAGAATTTCATTCGTGTTTACGTCTGGAGTTCCAGTTAAATAATCGTTTGTTAGATTCTCTTCATTCTTGTAAATAAAACCTAAATTCAGCACATCGTTAACAAGTTCAATACCTTCGTTTTCTACTTCGTTACCTTTGTCCGTGTATCTACTCCAAAACTCTTTACGGATTCCGTATTTATGTTCGATTGCAAGTTCCTGAATGTAGGTTTTAGTAGTTTTAGAAAGAACCTCCCCTTTTGTTTTGGGGAGACTCATAAGTTTTCCTATTTGTGAAGCTCTAATTTTCATAACAATAACAATGCTTTTCGTTGAACTTCATTTAATTCAAACTTTGCTTGCAATTCTTCGGCTGTAAATTCACCGTTACGGATAGCTTCTACTGCTTTTAAGAATCGTTCACCTTGTATTGTAGGCTTTTTTTCCGTCTTTACGGCTTTTATTTGTTCTCCAGCTGCGTCAACATCTTTGTCGGTTACAATACCTAAAATTGAAGATAGTGCGTAACGTCTTAAATAAGTAATTGCAGAACCTAAAACTTGAAAATCATTCATTCCTTTTAACTGAACGCCTTGAGGAATATCTGTTTTACTTTCGATGTTTTCTCCACTTTCACAATGGAATAAACAAGTTACTATTGTTTGTCCATTAATTAGTTGGGTAAATCCTAATCCGTGTTTTTGTAATAACGGGTTAATTACTTCAAAGATTTTAGGAAGGTCAGCGTACGAATATCCGTAGCCTTGCGTTCCTTTGTGGATCACTGGCACTTCTTGCTGAAATGCTGCTAAACTTTTAAATAAATTTTTCATAATATAAATTTTAATTGTTTTACAAATATAACTATTCTTTTTAATATAACAATAGGTAAATTAAAATAATGTAGGAGATTTTTTTTCTATTTCAGTTTTTGCAAACCCAAATTCATCAATATCTCTTTTCCTTTGTATTACAGTTTCAATCCATTCATTCGCCTTTTTGTGAAAATCTTTTTTAATTTCAAAACCATACGCTTTTCTGTTTAATTCTATTGCAGCTACTAAAGTGCTTCCACTACCTGCGCAAGGGTCTATTACAATATCATTCTCATCTGTAAAAATTTCAATTAATTTTTTTAGCAATTTAACAGGTTTTTGTGTCGGGTGTATTTTTTCTGAATTATCATCACGTTCCCAATCAATGCAATTAAAAACCATTTTACCTTTATTGTTAAATTTTGGAAGTTTCTCACGATAAAACAAAAGTCCATATTCACAATTCCCTACAATCTTCATATTTGCTTTTAATACTTGAGCAGAAAAGTTTTTACGAAAAACTAAATTAATATAGTTGTTTAATCCGTATCTTTTTGCAAGTTCTATTAAATACATCTGTTGGTCAAATGCGCAAAAAACAATCATACAAGGAGCTTGCCCTTTTTCTTTTGGTTCTTTTTTCAGCAACTTACTACAAAAGTGCATAAATTCAGCAGGTCTAAAATTTTCATCGGTATCAAAAAAAGATTTTCCAGCTAATTCACTTTCTCCATTTGCGTTATCTCCGTCTTTATACCACGCAGGGTTAGAAGCATAGGCGTTATTTCCTAAGTTATAAGGAATATCCGCAATAATTAATTGTGCTTTCTGAATATTATAAGTTTTAAAATTCTGAAAGTGGTCGTTAAATAAAATCATAATATATTGGTTTAATTGTTACAAAAATTTCTTTAATCCAGTTGCACATCGTTCAATGCTGTTTGCTCGTTCCTGAAGGCTTTGAATTTGTTCTTGGATGGTTTGCTTACAATCAGTTGTGAAGTAGCCGTTAGACGTAGCTATTAAAGGAATAATGCCATTTGTACGAATGTAGTTAACCATTTTACGTAAACGCGGACCATTCATTTTAGTTTTATAACCTTTCGTGTTTAGGTATTCGTTCATTCGGGTTACTATTAATTCCGACTTAATAGGGTTCGCCTTTTTGTAGTTTCGGAATCCGTGAACAACAATAGGCAGAATCTCCATTTCTTCGCTTGTAAGTTCGTGTGTGAACTCTTCAAAATTAGTTACTCCCATTCTATTCTGATTTAAAGGTTCGTTATTTCGTGTTTAACTTGTTCCCAATACTCTGTTTGATGCTTAGGAATAGTTATTATAAAACTTTCAAGTATTTCATTCACTGCAATCAATGCCATCTCAACACATAAATTACCATCTCCGCTACCTGTTACTTCTATTTGCTTTTGGAATAACTTCATCCAAATATATTGTGCTTTCTCTTTTGGTGTCATTCTATTCTGATTTAAAGGTTTCATTGTAGTAATCTTCTCCATACATTGCCATACTATTTGTACAATCATAGGCTTTAATAATCTGCTGCCTCTCCATTTCTTTGGCTTGTTTAATTACTTCATAGATACATTTGCCTTCATTCTCAATTTGGTCAAATAACCATTCTACTGCTGTTTTCATTCTCCTAATATTAAAGTATGTAATTCACATCTAACGTCTAACCAATAATTCAGTTCTTCTTTGTAAAAACAATTTTCAGAAGTATATATATTTTCCTCAACTGTAATTAAAGCGTTTTCTCGTGCTAATCTTATTCTTATGCCATCACATAAATCATTTACTTGATTTAAATTTATATTTAAATGTTTATAAAATAATTCAAGTGCTTTTTCTTTAGGTTCCATTCTATTCTGATTTAAAGGTTTCGTTGTAGTATTGTTCACTTGTTTCTCTTGGAAATATATTTTCGTCTTTTATTATATCTGCACATCCTTTACAATAAGCCTCAATAATCTGCTCTTTCTCCATTTCTTTGGCTTGTTCAAATTCTTCATGTAAATCACATCTTTCAACATATAAAGCTATTGCTTTTTCTAACCATTCTACTGCTGTTTTCATAATTTAAGTTTTAAAATCCGTAACGCATTACATCTTCATACTCGGCTAAGGTCATTTGGTCGTAATGGTCTTGTGCTATATCTCCATTTAGTTCGAATCGTGTTTTTCTAATTTCACGTTCTTTAGCTTCAGCGCGTTCAATGTTACGCAAAATCATTTTTAGCGTGTTTCTTAAATGATTTTCATCCATTAAATCAATGTCGATTTTTTGACCATTCTTCATAGTCCAGTAATACTTTTTCATAATTTAAGTTTTAATTGTTGGTTCAAAAGTAATTATTCTTTTTAATATAACTACAATTCTTTTATCTTTTTTTTATAAGTCAACATAATTTCTCGTAGCTCCTCTTTGGTGTATCTTCTTTCTGTTGCTCCATTTTCCTCTAACCATTCAACTCGTTCAACTCCGATTTTATCAATTAATCTTTTTCTGTATTCAACTTGATTGCCTGAAAGCATTACATTGCACTTATAACAACTTACCCAAACATTATCTTCGTGAAATCGTAAGTTTGAATGTCCTCCAGCACTTAAATAATGCGAAGCGTGTCTTACTCCATTTATTTTCTTTCCACAGCTTATACAATTTTCGTGTTTATCTCGCTCACGTATAAAACGATTAAATACAACTTGTGTCATATTTAAAAAGTCTTGGATAGTTTCTAAGTCTTGTTTCATTTTCTGCTTTTTAACTTTCCATTGTTTCGCCTTTTCGGATTCTACCCAAACACGAACGCACTCATCGTTTAAGCAGTATTTCATATTGAATCGGATAGGCTCAAACTTTTCTTTGCAATGTTTACAGCGTGGCATCTTTAAAATTTAATTGTGTTTGTAAATCCTTGACTTTGAATTTCTCATCCATTAATAGCTTTTCAAGTCTAAAATTTTGTTGCAGCGCTGCTCTTAGTTCCTTTTCCATAGCATCGTAACTTATTTTTACTTGTTGTAAGTCTGCTAAGCTCCGTTCCATTGAATGTATTAAATCATATCTATTAGAGGCACGTTCTTTTATTTCCTCAAGACTTAGTTTAATCTTTAAATAAGTAGTGTCTAAGTTTACTTTGCCAGTTATAATTGTCAGTTCATCCATTTATTCGTGTTTTTGCTTGTTATAATAATCAAAAAGGAACATCGCCTTTACTTTGTTTCATCTTTTCGCTAAACGAAAGTAATTCTTTTCCGTTAACTATATCGGGTTCAATTAAAGGTAGTTGTTTAGGTTTTGTTGGTTCGTGTTTTCGTTGAGCGTAAACTTTATTACCAAATTTATCTAACATATAATACTGATATTTTTGAGTGTCTAAATATAACTTGTAAATTCCGTTTTTTGAAACCCCTTTCGGTTTGCTCTTTGCAACTTTTAAATGAACTTCGTTTTCCTTTGCTACCGTTCCATCACTCAATAATAAGTCAGCTGGAGGTCTCCAAAGTATTAAAACGCTTAAACCTTTTCTAAACCATACTTGACCGCCTGCAAAATCTCTTGCGCTTGCAATAGGAAAATAGCTTAATTCAGTTCCTGCAATAGTTTTACCATGAACTAACGGTTGGTCTCTAACGTGGTTTATAATACAATTATGTCGATTTGTCTTTCTTGCGTTTCTTCGCGCCATTCCTAAAATACGGCTAAGGTATTTATCTTCGCGCCCTAAGTCAGAATGTATAAAATTTTCAGTTAATTCATTCCAAGGATCAATTGTTGTAGTGTGAATCGTTATTTCGTGTTTACGTTCAATCTCATCTACTAACTCATAAAACTTTTCAAGTGTTAAATCTTCATCTATTGGGTCAATTACAATAAAGTGTTCATCAATAAACATTTGGGCCCTTACCAACTC